AAACAAGTGGATTGCGTTTAGCTGATGGTGCTTCCTAGGCGTCTTCTTATGGTTCTTGTTTAGAAAATGACTTATTCTTATCGTCAAGAAAATTACTGTCCGTGGTGTTACGTCGCGTTTCGTGGAACGAAATGTAAAAAGTGTAAAAGAGTTTTTGTTGATCACAGCCATGTTGTAAAAAGAAAACAATACAAGAAAAGAACATTTCACGAAGAGAATTTAACGGAAGAAAAAAAGAGAAAAGAAAAGCGTTGACATAAATCAATTCGAATTCCATACTTGATTCGTGGTTAAGATTAAAAATCTCAAACCATAAGGGACCTTCTCGCTTTACATAGGCGAGAGGGATTTTTTTTGTCCAAGGAGAAACAAGATGGATAACAAGACCATGGCCACAAAGTCCAAAGAAGTTAATCCCACCATTGAAGTCGCTACCGATATTGCATCAAATGAATTAGAAGCTCGCATTGGAGCAGATGTGTACGCTGATCTCCCAAGCTCTCAAACTAAATCTTATGAGACATATTCTAAGCGTATTGGAGCCGTTTCTGATGCTCTAGGTTGTAAGGATTCGGTAAAGGGTTGATTCTCAAACAAATTGAGCGTCAATTGAATAGGAAATATTAAATGGCTGGAAATAGTAATTCAGGTGCACGAAAAGACGCTGTCAAATTTAGGTATCAGCAAATATTGGAATCTTCAGGCGCATATGTACGATTTCAAAAGATCCTAAAACAGACGGTTAAAGATGAAAACTTCCTGAAAGCTTTTGAGATGGCGGAAGACAGAGCTTCAGGAAAGCCTTTGCAGAAACACGAGGTAGAGGATGTCACAGACGGTCTTAGCAGAGAAGAACTCGAAGAACTCCGAGCGGCTCTTAGGCCTCATCAACCGACAATTGGAGTGGATGAAGCAAAATGACCGATTCCAATTCTACGAACCAAACGCACCGATTACGAGGTTCATTGAATTGGCAGGTAGCGTCAACGAGAAGGGAGATGCGAGCAATCTTATCTATATTCTCAGTGCGGCGAATGCTATTGGGAAGACAGCGGCTTTGGTTTGCATTGCTCGTGCGCTTATGTTTGGAGACGCTAATCCTTTCTTTAAGATGCCATTGTTTAAGGATTGGAAGTACCCTAAAAGGATTCGGTTTGTATCTGAGCCAAGCCAGATTGAAGAGAGTGGGCCATTTCCTCAAGAAATCGCTAAATGGTGGCCGAAAGGGCGTTATAAGATCTTCAAGGATTCCAAGCACTATGCTAAGCGGTATGAAGCCGGAGACTGGACATTGGAAATCATGACATACGAACAAGATCGGCAACAGCACGAAGGAGCCAATTTGGGATGTGTGATGTTTAATGAACCGCCACCCCAGCATCTTTGGACTCCCAATATCTCCCGTTTAAGGTCTGGCGGGATATGTCTTGTTGGTATGACGCCATTAACGTCAGCAGGTTGGTTCTTTGACGAAGTGGTTCCAAGGCATCAAGATTTCATTGTTTATGGAGATGTGGAATCAGCTTGTATACAGCATGGAACAAGGGGCCACCTTGACCATGACCAGATCGAGCGCATGATTTCAGAATACAGCGAAGACGAGAAAGAAGCACGAGTACAAGGGAAAGCGATGTATTTGAAAGGTCTTATCTACAAAACCTTCAACACTCAAATCCACGTTTTAAAAGACACCATCCAACCTCCGGCCAATGCAACGATATACCAAGTCGTCGACCCTCATTCAGACAAGCCTTTTGCTTGTATATGGGCGTTCGTTGATGGCAAGGGCGACGTTTACATTGTTGACGAATGGCCGAATGTGGATTTCACGAAGTGGCACAACTGCCAATTGACGATTCAAGACTACAAGAGCATCTTTAGGGACAAAGAACAGGGATTTAACGTACACAAAAGGATTATTGATCGACACTTTGCCGACGTTCGCTCTGCTGTAAATAAACGAACCTTAAGGGAGGAATTGAGCGACGTTGGCCTTGATTTCTATCCTAGCTACGCATGTGCGGAAGAGATAAAGACGGGGATAATGAAAGTGAGGGAGTACTTGAAATACAGCCCTGACAGGCCCTTGGATGTGATGAACAAGCCGAAATTGTTTATTAACCCGCACTGCGCAAACACAATCAAAGCGTTTTTAAGATGGAGTAGAGATCCTGATAACGGGAAGCCTCAGGAAGCGCACAAAGATTTTATGGATGTTGTTAGGTATTTGGTGATGGATAACCCAGAGGTTGATGTTCCGATACCAGCGGAAATAGGGGCACCTCGGAAATTATGGTAGGAGGAGAAATAACATGGCAGATAGACGTGGGATGATTAAAACACCAGACTCAAAGACTCAACCGGCCAGCACTGGTCAGGGTGACAACTATTCAGGCAATTGGAATGGAACGCCGTCGCATGATCACAACTACAAGGGCCGGAGCATAAACACAGAAGGCAGTGATTACAATGATCTAGGCCGGAAAAGCTCAGGACTTCATGGAAATTTTGCCGAAAAAGATGCTTCCATGGAATACTTGAGAGAACGAAATAAACAAGGTCAATCAGTCGCTAATTTCAGCGGAACGGAGCGACAATCGCGCATACATACACAAGGCGGCGGAACGGCTTACAATGGCATGCCAATACCGGAAGTTTACAAGCCAGCGACAAGCCAAGGGAATTGTTTACCGAATGCGGTTGAATACAAGACCGAGAAGAAAGACCGAAACATGTCGAATGGCTATGAAACGGACTCAGAGAGCAACAAACTAATGGGGAAAATGGTTAAAAATCTTAAGGCGAAATAATGTTTCCGCAAGATAACAACTCATCTTTTACGGTTCGTCAGCCGATGTTCCCTGACGACAGACCTGATATTATGCCTAGTCAGCCAGAAATTAAACCGATTGACCCTAATTCTTACTTAAGCATGGGGGTTAGTCAGCTTGTGGACATGGAGATCATGGACATGATCATGAGCCGCTATGAGTTGTCGAAGACCTGGCGGCGTACGAGACGTTTGGTTTGGGACAAATGCTGGCAGAACATGAAAGGTGTTTACGACACGGCCAATAAAGCGGCGTGGCAGTCAAAAACATTCATGCCGTTAACCTCAAAGGTAGTCGAGATCATTTCCTCAAACATCCATTCCGCTGTCTTCGGGCCTGAAATGCCAATTGAGTACCAAACGAGACGGGCTGACTTTGACGCTATCGTTCGATCAATTAACGAAATCATCCAAACGGACTTTGATAAGTGCAAGGCCAAAGCCGCCTTTACTGATTTCATCCGTAATATGTGCGTGATGGGAACAGCAGTTGGTGAAGTGGGTTATGACAAAGAATACGAAGAAGTGATGATTAAAGAAGAACAACAGCCACTTCATCCTGATGTCCAAAACATGCTGAATTCGCTAGGTGTTAACTCCAACGCTCGGTTTGTGCCTAAGCAAATGCTGGTTAAAGATTACGCCACGATTAAGAACGTCGACCTTTACGATATCTACCCAGAACCGCGAACGATGGAGTTTTCAAAGGATCATTGGGTGATCCATAAGAGCAAGATAACGAATCGAGAACTAAAGATGGGCTCGTTAGCGAAAGATCCTTACTACAAGTTTGACAATGTGACCGATGATTTACTGGAAGGAAGTGGCATTCAGAGAGTTGATCAAGATCCTGAGAAACAGACACGGCGTTTTGCTCTGCTTGATTACAATGTTTACACTCATTTTCTAGATCCAGATCGAGAGCATGAGCTTTATACTTTTTATGGTCAGATTCCGTTGTGGTATTTACAACCTGAGATAAGAAAGGACAAGGCCCGTCAGTACGATTCTGTTCCTGGGTGTATTAAGGTTGTTGATGGTCAGTATGTAATTTGGAAACGGTTAAGCCCATGGCGAGACGGAGAACCGCCTTACTTCAAGGGAACTTATATAAGAATTCCGAATGAATTTTACGGTATCGGCCCTGCTGAGCTTTGCATGGGCTTACAAACCGAAAAGAACGAAATCAGAAACTCTCGAATGGACAATATCAACCTTTCGATGAATAAGATTGTGGCTGTCATTAAAGACATGGTACCGGCTGGAGAATGGAAGAGATTGGTTAGTGAACCTGGGGCTATTTGGATCTTTAAGGGCATTGACGACGTGAGAAAAGCCATTCAGCAGATTGAATTTGGAGATGTGACAAAGGATTCTTGGATGGCTTCTCAAGAGGTAGACCGAGAAGCGGAAGAGGTCACGGCGGCCAATAAAGTTACTCAAGCGGCTGGCGGAAGCGGTCAGGATGCGGGAGGGAGTACGTTTAGGGGTCAGATGCTTAATGTCCAGCAAGCCAATGGGCGTTGGA